ACAGTACGCACGGCAAACTACACGCATTGAGTTTGAAAAGCGCATTGACAACATATTGTCTAGTTTTGAAAAATTGCCTGAAAATCTTAAAGGTGTTGGAGAAAACTCAGTCAATAAATTTATTGCAGATTCCACCATCAGTGGTAAGTGGGGCTACTACCCCGGTGAACATCGAGTGGGAACTGAGTTGTTTGTTGTCGATCCAGAAATGGAAGAACGATTTAACGCAATTGAAAAAGAATCTCCTGCTGCTGCTCAAGTTATCAAGGATGTATTTGAGCATGGTTATGAAGCTCTGATGCTTAAAAAGAAGGCAGTGGAATCTGCTATTGATCGTGAGTTTGCTGAACGTGAGAGAGCCACTCTAGGTGACCCAGATCAGATGGCGGAACTTGCCAAAGAGAAGAAACTCCTGCTTTCCCGTGAAGCCAAAATCCGTGGCATCGACGTTTCATCTCCCTACGCCTACCTTGGTCGCTACGGTAACTATGTGGTGGCCGCCAAGTCTGCTGAATATAAGCATTATGAAGAACGTGCCAAGCTGGATGACTGGGATGTAAAACAAGCCAAGCAGTGGTTGCAAGACCATGTTTCTGACCCTGATCATTATTTGGTGCAGTTTGCTGAAACTCAAGCAGAAGCCGATGACATTGCAGCTAAATTACAGGCTACAGGTAAATACGACATCATGCCAGAAGATGCTGGTGTGAAAGAAGCAGATGAGTCTTACACAGGCGGTGGTGATATTTATTTGGCTGTTGCTCGCTTACGTAATTTAGTACAGCGTCAAATTGATAAAGGTGATGTGTCATCTACAAGCGCCCATTCTCTAAACAAAATGGTTGGCGATCTGTATCTAACAACGGTTGGTGAAGCTAGTGTCCGTAAGACATTGATGCAACGTAAAAAAGTAGCAGGGTTTGACGGCAATATGATGCGTAACTTGGCCACCAATGGTCGAGCTGATGCTCATTTCTTGTCTACGATGGAACACAATGACGCCATCACTGACTCGATGGAACGTATGCGTACCGAGGCTAAGAATCATCGCCGTGAGGCTATGCCCATCTACAACGAGTTGGTAAAGCGCCAAGCCAACAGCATGGAGTACAAGTCTCCCAGTGTTTTGTCAGTTGCACTCAACCGCATGAATACATTGTGGAGCTTGACATTCAGCCCAGCGTTTTACTTACAACAGTTGACTCAGACTGCGGTGATATCCGTCCCTTACTTGGCTGGTCGTCTTGGTTACAGCAACGCTGTATCTCAAGTCAATCGTGGGTATAGCGACATTACTGGTCTGGTCAAAGGTCTAGGCGTTAATGACCACATTGACTTTAGCAAAGCCCCAGCTGATGTACGCAACATGCTCAATAGACTTGTTGGTATGGGTAGGATTGATATCAGCATGGATTCTGCTGAACGAGCCACGGCGGATGAAAAAGGTATCTTTGCCAAAGTGATGTACAAGATGCAAGGCGTGAACAACCGCATTGAAGCGGTCAACCGTTCTGTGGCTGCTATCGCTGCCTATCGCGGGTACTTGGCACGTTACGGCAATAACAATACCGAAGCGGCAACTCAGTACGCTGCTCAAGTGGTATTTGATACTCACGGCGCATATGATGGGTTCAATACCCCACGTGCGTTGGCTGGCAACTTTGGTCGTGTGGTTGGTCAGTTCCGCCGCTTCCAAATCATTCAGCTGTCCATGTTGGCACGTCTGATGAACAATGCGTTCAAGGGTGCATCTTCTGATGAGAAGATGGTAGCTCGTAAAGCCCTTGGTTTTATCACTGCACATATGGCTGTAGTCGGCGGCGCAATGGCTGTTCCATTTATAAGTCAAATCGCTTGGATGATGTCTAAGATTCTTGGCGACCCTGATGAGCCTGATGACTTTGAGTTCAAACTGCGTCGACTGATAAATAACAAGGTAGTGGCTGACTTACTGCTTAGAGGTGTGCCAGCTTCATTGGGTGTGGACGTGAGCGACAAACTTGGTATGGGTCGTGTGGCTTCTATCCTGCCGTTTGCTCAAGGTGACCTGACCAGCCGTTCCGGTGCAGAGAAGATTCTTGTGGCGGCTATGGGGCCAAGTGCCAATATGGGTATGAAGTTTGCAGATGCGTTTGGGATGGTTTTGAAGGGCGACTATTACAAAGGCCTAGAGATGGCAATGCCTAATGGTGTTGCCAATGTAATGAAGGCGGGTCGCTTTGCTACCGAGGGTATCACCATGCGTAATGGTGACCTCGTTCTTAAGCCAGAAGACTTTGGCATGGTTGATGCCGCCTTCCAAGCTGTGGGTTTGCCGACAAACACTGTGACTGATCGTCAGTTTACTCAGCAGGTTAAAGCCGAGTACGACCAACTTTATGCACAGAAGTCGACAGATATTAAAGGTGAATACGTCAAAGCGTATCGTGAGAATGATGCCAAGGGTATGGCTAGGGCACGTGAAGAATTCCAGCAGTTGGAGGACTCCCGTGTTGCAAATGGGTATAAACGCCAGCCAATGTCCGATCTTTTGAAAGCGCCAATGGCCGCAATGAAGCGGGAACGTGGTGTAATTGGGGGAGTGGAAACATCCAAACAAAACAAGCGTTTTGTAGAATTAGCAAGTCAAATCTAAGGAGTGAATCATGAGCGATCCCGTAGGCGTTAAGTCAGCACATACTGAAACTACTGGCACAGTTGTGACCGGTAGTTACTACTTCAAAGCATATCAGTGTATTTCTGGTGGAACAGCAGGGGATATTATTTTCCGAGATGGTGGTGCTTCTGGCGCAATTGTTATGCGTTTTAATATTGGAACAGGCACACAACCAATTGGATTGCTTTTACCAAATGCTGGTATTTTGTTTGAAACAGATTTGCACGTTACGCTCCCTACGGCAGCAAAAGTCACAGTTGTTTACGGGAAATAATCATGGCTAAATCACCTGCATGGCAACGCAAAGAAGGTAAAAACCCCGAAGGTGGTCTGAACGCCAAGGGTCGTGCTTCCTACAACAAAGCCAATCCGGGAAAACCCGGACTCAAAGCGCCCCAGCCTGAGGGTGGCTCACGTAGAGATTCATTCTGTGCAAGAATGGAAGGTATGAAGAAGAAGCTGACTTCTGAGAAGACAGCCAAAGACCCCAACTCCCGTATCAACAAAAGCCTTCGTGCTTGGAATTGTTAATCATGGCTGAACCAGACATCCAAACCGCCCGTGAACTAGCTACTCATGCCGCAGATATTAAGCATCTGCAAGACGACATGGATAAGCTGGTTTCTGATATGAACGACATCAAAGCCTCACTGCAATCTATTCAGACTACGTTATCTGAAGCCCGTGGTGGTTGGCGAGTTCTTATGATGGTTGCCGGTGCCAGCGGCACCATAGGTGCGGCGATTACTCAGTTTGCGCACTACTTCTCCGGTAAATAAAAAACCCCCCAGTTTTTAGGCTGGGGGGAAATCCCTCACTGGAGACGCTAGAGTTGGCAACTGCTAGCCAGCGGATACTACCTCAGATTCAGATGGTTTGACAAGTGTAGGGCCATTTGTTTTTTCAATTGCACCTTCCATGGCAGCGTAATCAAACACATAGCAGGAACAGCTACCAGTCGAATGGATTGTTCCTCTACCCATATTGAACTTCTCAGGCCAAGATACCAGCCAACCGTTGCTTGCGGCGTGGTCTACCAAGTCTTTAGGCTCCAGTCGATTCTTGGCGCACCAGTCTGATATTTCTTTCTTGGCGATAAACAAACGACCAACATACTTGTAGTCTTTGTAGGACTGGCTACCCAGCACCCTGCGACCAGCAATCGTCCCATGGATTCGAGACATAGAATCCTCAGGCCCACGACCATCAGTGCGTAGATCACGGTATTCGTTGGTAACCAAGATGCGGCTGGACAACTCACGGAACATCCGATTCAAACCATCTCCGGGGGTTGTCATGTTGTTGCCAACCACGTCTGTCACCAAGTCGGTAATCAATCGGACAGTGAAGTCCATCAAGGCAGAGAAGCTGAAGTCGACTATCTTGAGTTCAATCAAAATCTTGGCAGCAGCTAGCGTACAGGTTGCATGGCTACGGAAGAAACGATATTCAGACTCAGGCAACAGAGTTGACAGCTTGTTTTCAATCTTGGCGTACAGGTCAGCGACTTCCCTCTTGTGCGTCACAATGTAGCGGATAAACAGATCACCAGCGTTGCCCCAGTTGTCACGCATCTTGTCGATGGCATTGGATACATCAAGGGCTGGGTCGATGATTGGAACTCCATACTTATGGAAGTTGATGCTCAACATCCGCACGGCCTCAGCTTGAGTATTGGCATTGTGTGCCGCCAGCTTGGAGTGCAAGTCTTCATTGGCAGTGATACCCACCACCGACTTCCATGTGTGTTGTTCAGCAAAACCAACCTTGCCGCCAGTAGAAGTCATACGGGCTCGCTCTGTACCCTGCGACACGGTGTATGCAAAGTTGCTAAGTTCTGCCGCATCCATGTCGGTCATCTCGTCAAACACTACAGGAATATTCTTGTGGACACCAACGATACCCCAGCGAGCATTACGGGTTGCGCCGTCCTTGCCTGCCTTGATAAGTCCATTGGCATCTGCCAAGCCGTAGAGTGCTGATCTCCATGCAGAAGTCTTGCCCTTGCCTGACTGACCACTGTTGACTGCCACCAAAATGCCGTTGTAACTGTCTTCGCCAAACGGTGTGAGCAAAGAACCGTACACGTTACAGAACACATACTGTGCAGCTTCACTGCTTGGGCGGTTGTAAACAAAGTTCACAGCCTCAGAATACGCCGACAGTGTGCCCCTTGGCATGGGGTAGATGTTCTTCATGGATGCCGCACCGCCACCAACATAGACTTTACGGACTGAGCCATCGGTGTGATACAGCCTGTCGCCAAGCAGGAAACCTTCCATGTTCTCTCGCCAACCAAACGATGTCAGCGTATCGGTCTCCATCTGTTCGGTCATCAACTTGTGAATGGAATCCTTTATATATGCAGTCATGTGCATTGTTGAATCCTTATTGTTCGTGGGCATCAACTCATACTTAGCCAACGCTTTGAGCATGTCAGATGATGACGCCATAGCCGCTGTATCTACCTCAAAATCCCTGACTCGCTTGTCGGGTAGGTGCATCCTGATTGTGAAAGCAAACGTGCTATCAGCTTTTTTGATGCGCTGAATGGGGTAAAACAATGATTGACAAAAAGAATATGGTTGAAGAATACCGTCTTTGTCCTTGATATATCTAATCATCCGGCCTGCATCGTACTTGTAAGCTTCAGGTAAGGCAGGTACAACAGTTTCTACAACTTCGTTGTCAGAGATAACCTCAACAACTTCCTCTTGGGAGGTTGGTTCAATGCGCCCCAACACGATTGGATTGTTTATCTTTCCACGGAAGGGGCATCCTTCGCATCCTGTCGGGTTGGACTTCTCAAAGAACTCACATGATGCTGGTGGTGTGCTCCAAGAATCGTATTTAACATCTGTGTCGGTGTTGCTGTGCCCAGTGGCGGCTCGGTCTTCACTCCACGCATGAGCAATGTCGCGTCCTTCCACGCAGTGCTTGATGATGCCAACCAACCCACGCCATGTCTCGTAGTCCACGTCACCCTTGGTATCTCGCATCTTTGCCATCTGTTGGCAGTTCTCAGCGATGATGTGGGCAGAGGATTCAAACTTAGGCCCTGTGTACTCAGAGATTAAGTCGCTATTTAAGCTGGGTGCAGTTGTTAATTTTTGAGGGGTAACTCCGTACTTGGCGACAGCTGCTGTGACTGCCTTTGAGAATTCCTCAGGACTAACTGGGTTCGCTTGAGTCTTGACTCTGACCGCTTTAACGTCTCGTCCAGGCTTTCTGTTGTGACTACCAACAGGACGTAGTACCGAAGATAGATCAGCAGTGCGAGTGGGGTCAACAATAAGGCCTGCACCTGCCAATGCAGCTTTAAATCCAACCGCAATAGTGCGCCAAGACTTGGGGCCAATAGCTCGAGTAAGAGGCCAATAACAGTGAAGACCGCCTCCGCTATCCACAAGCATAGGAGCAGGTAGATTATTAGCTCGACAAAACCCAACAATAACTTGTGCCGCTTCTTGTTTGGTTGCATAGCCTTTTCCTTCAGCGGCTTTCTGTTCACCGCAGTCAATGTCAGCCCAAAATGATTTGGCCTGTTTCCAATTGGGTTCGCCCCTGTACTTGGTTTTCTTTTCGCCGTCTACGGTGATTTCATAGCTGGCTTCCTTGTAGGAACAGCAAGCATGGTAGATAGTCAGGTTGGGTTGTTTATCGTAGGAGTCAATCGCTTGCGCCATCAACTCCAGTGACTCGTATGCCTTGTGAGCAATACCGCTTTTCCCAGCCCGACTTAAACCAACAAACTTGAAGCCATCCTCAGGGAGAATAGTTTTAAGAAATGTTAGTGTGTCCATGTTCAGCCTGCTGTGATGATTCGCTTCTCCGTGGCTTCAGCGCCAATGCGTATGGTCTTTTCCATATGGGCAATGGCAACCTTCATCAACTCACCAGCTTGAACAGAAGTCTCAGCAGACTCCACAATGACTCGACCAATCAACTCAGCCAAGCCAAGAATGACTTCACCATGATTGAACCCTTTGTCATTTAATGCACCGTTGGCTTCCAAGACAACACCGACAACCTTGCGCTGATCTATTTGATATGACATTCGTATTCTCCAGAAACAAAAAGCCCCGAAGGGCTGGGTGGGGGTACTCGCTGCACTGCGCACAGCATCCGCTTTCCCCCCGAAAATCAATCGTCGAAGTTCAGATCATCGAGATTAAGGTCGGATGGCACTTCAACCACAGGCTCAGGCTTGGGTTCAGCTTTTGGCTTTGCCTTGGGCGCTGGTTTCTCAGCCTTGGGTGCTGGTGCTTCTTGTTTTGGTTCGGGTGCTGGCAGTTCTTCCAGCGGAGGCATTTCACCTTTGACGCCCAAAATGGACATCACAACATCGCTCTCGATGGCATCCTTCACTTCATTGTATGCCGCATCCGACAACAAACCAACAGGTTTAAATGTCAGCTTGGGATTGGGTGCTTCCATATCAAAAGCAATCTTGGTAAGTACTTGGTTGTACTCTGCACCACGCTTGCCCAGTGCCACAGCGTATTCGCTCAATGGCTTGATGGACGCAGGGGGGGATACGAATCAAGTAGGGGTCGTTCAGCATGTCAGGCTGTGCAATAGCCAAACGCTTGGAGTCTTGGCAGGACTTACCCTTGCCGCCATGGTCGCCAATCTTGCTACCCCACTGATTGTGTTGGCAGGTAGCGCAGGAACGAGACTGGGGTTCTTCCACGCTTGGGTCAGGCTTGGAGCCATCGTTGCTGAAACAGTCAGGCTTGGTAGCCTCCGAACCTTCTTGGTAGCCCTTGGCGTAGTACACCTTGGACAAGCCTTTGTTGGCCTTGATGATGACCACCTCGATGCTGGTCGCAGGGCTGTCAGGGTCTTTGGGGTTCGGCAGAATCGTACGCTCACCGTCACGCACCACAGCAAAGACTTTGCCCTTGATGCTGATAACAGGAAAGCCACTGCCTGCATGTGCAGTCAGGTCAGAATTGACAGCGATAGCGCCGCCCTTGAAGTGTGCTGGCAGATTGCCAGACTCGAATGGAATGATGTTAGACATCAAGTTTTCTCCAGTGGTTTAGTTTGAACGACGGATATTAACCACACGTTCTTCACGCCAGTTAATTCCGGGGGGTACTTCATCGTGCTCTGTTCTATATTGCTCTACGGCAACTTTGGAGCAACGCTTTTCAAGCATATGCCATGCTTGGTTTTCGATGACATGCTTCATGAATACGTCAGGGTCAGCCACGCTTGCAGTGACCAACCTAGAAGTATAGGCAGTGCCGTTCTCAGTCTTCGCTGAGTCCATGCCGCTTGTGTCAAACGTCTTGAGGATTACGGCTTCGATCTTGTCTAAAGCTTCATCCATCTTATTTTTCTTAGCATCGTACTCTGCTTTGAGTTGTGCTTTCTTGTCTCTGATCTCTATGTACTTATCAATGAGTTCTGAAAGTTTCATGTGTTCTCCGAGGGGGTGTGAGGTTAACAGGTTTGTACCCTGTTTGCATAGGGGTTTTTACTGGTCAGTTTCGATTCCTTTCATAATTTCCAGCAGGGAGCCCTGCAACTTTTGCTTACGTTGTAGGCGTGAATAAATACGCCTCTCAATATCACTTCCAGCAATGTGAGCGATCACTGTCGTGCGAGTCTGTCCAGGCCTTCTAACTCGAGCACAAGCCTGTTCATAGATGTCGTTGCTGTGGATGGGTGCGTACCAAATAATGGTTGTTGCCGCCGTCAACGTCAGTCCATGACTCATCGTGGCAGGGTTTGCCACAATCACATGAGGGTCTGTTGTCTTTTGGAAGTCGCCAAAGATTTGGTCTCGCTCAGCCTTGGGTGTGCCACCATGGATTGCCGCCACTGTCCACTCACTTTCAAGCTCACGGACAACATGCTCAAGCACTCCAGTCAACGGAACAAACACAAGCACCTTACCTTCAGATGACTCGATCAATTCTTTCAGCACATCAATGCGTGGCTTACTTGGAATGTTGATGTACTCACCGTCTTTGCCATACGCAACACCACAGGCAATCTGCACAAGCTTGTTGGCTTTGACTGCTTCATTGACAGCCAATACTTCACCGCCTTGATACTCCATCATCAGCTTCTCAAGCATGGCTTTGTAGGCAGTCTTCTGCTCAGGTGTCATCTCCACATCACGTGTCAAGAACGTCTGCTCAGGTAAGTCAACGCAGTCATCCAACGCAAAGCGAACGGCAGGTTGCATCACCTTCTTCACAGTCTCCACGGCATCATGTCGTGGCACCCATTTGAATGATGTGATCTGTTTCATCACACTGTCTCTGAACTGCCCAAAGTATTTAGGTACATCAGGGTTGGTAGGACACACGATGCGGCACTGTGCCCATGCGTCTGTTGGTTCATGTGGAGTGGGTGCGCCAGTCAACGCCCATATACGACGAGGTGTTTGCTTGTTACAGATTGTGTTGAGCGTCTTCCAACGGTCAGTGCTTGCGTTTCTGAACATGGCAATCTCATCCACAATGATGAGGTCAATGTCGGGGCGGTCTTTTAAATCTTCTGCGATTGTTTTGAGCCCATCAGTGTTGATTATGTACACATGAGCATCTTGCTTGAGTAGCTTCTTGCGCCTCTCTCGAGAGCCATACAGCACCACCGTATCAAGGTGTGGGAAAGTCTTGAACACTTCATCTGCCCATGTACGTTCCATCGTAGACAACGGACACACGACAAGGGTTTTCTTCACCATGCGAGCATCTCGCATATAGTCATACGACCACAGTGCAGTCACAGTTTTTCCTAAGCCCATGCTGTTCAAACAGAATGCTCTGTCGTGCATGGAGAGGAAGTTAGCTGTTTCGATTTGTGCTTGAAATGGTTTGAAACGTCCGGGCCACTTGTAGTAATACGTCATCGGGTCTGGTGCGTTAAAGCCTAGGTTGCGAAGTACCTTAACTTCATCCGGCCGATGCGGTACAGCTACATACGTATTTCCATTGTGAGTAACCAACTTAGCTGTTGGGATTGGCGTAGTTACTCTTGATGGATTACGAAGTCTTAGTATTAGTGCTCGTTTGTCTGTTCTAACTAGCATGTCATCCTCATTGTTGCCAACACTGATATTATTTTTTCTTCTGTAATCGGATACATCACAGTCATTGAATCACGTAGATTACTTTTGGTATGCCACGTAATCTTTAAGCCGCATGTATCTGTTTGATATATTGTTTCTACAATATGTACGTTTGATGGAAGTGGGTATCCAAACAAACTTGCTTTGCTAAGCTCAGGAGCCGTACTTATTTCCATTGGTTTTCCTCCACCCACGGTTTTGTTCTTTGGGGACTGCACGTAGGTTGCTCTTGGCGTTTGTGCCATTACCATCCAGCATGGTCTTGTGGTCAACGTCTTTGCCGTCACCCTTGGATACTTTGCCGTCTTTCATCAACTCAGCACGTGCTTGATTGCGCATCTCACGTTTCTTAACTTGTTCGGGTCTTGCGTTGTAGGCTTTGTCATAAGCTGCTTTGGTAGGGCCACCTTTGTTCATCGCTCACTCCTTAAAAAAATTATGTAGTCTTCAACTTGTTTTGCATCGTCTGCAACGATGGCGTATCCACCGTGCTCCAAAATCTCTCTCATCACTCTCTGTTGATTTGGCGTTGTATTCTCACGCTTCCCAGGAGCCTTAGTCTCTACTGTAAAGAATAATCCGTCAATACAGCAGATGAAGTCAGGGATGCCGACAACGCCAAAACCGTTCTGCATTGGCATGAAATACCACACGCCATGCTTACGCATTACTTTCTTGACGGCTTCCTTGACCTTACCTTCAGGTGTCATCGTTTGGCCTTATAAAAACTACAAGTCTTCACAGGACACCAGCCGTTGCACAATCCGCTTGGACGCTCAGGCCACTTGTCTTTCTCGTATGCCGCTTCCAACTTGTGTACCCTTGGCAGGAACTCCAACCATATCGTGGATACATCCGATCTGTGGAACGATGTCTTATCAATCTTCTGATCTTTAAGCCACACGAATCCAGTAGATACAGTGTTCACCTCAGGGTAGTGTGCAAACGCATAGCCTGCATACAACATCAACTGCTCAGTAGGTTTGCGCTTGCCTGTCTTGTAATCAAGAACCACTGCACTGTCTTTGTAGACAATGGTTACGTCAGCGATACCACGTGACCAAGCGTTGCCCCATTCAGCAGGTTGGAAGTTCTTGTCAATCGCCATCTTCTGCTCACACTTGATCTCACCCTTCATGGATTCAATCTTTGTGGCAAGACCTTCCCACTGCCCCATACCATCAGGCAGTGCTGTGCCGTTAAGTATGCGATGCTCAAACGCAGTGTGAACACGTTCACCCCACATCGTGGCTTCTGTTGGCGGTTCAGTCACATCTTTTTTGACACGGACATGGTAGAACTGCCGAGGGCAAGTCTCAAATTTCTCGAGTTGCGAATACGTCCAAGCTGGAATAGTCATAGGTCTCCACCCCCAACACACAATTTGTTGGGGCAGGTGTGTATATTAAGCCCCCTGTGCAAAAAGTCAAGGGGTTTATTTGGCGTCCGCATAATTATTTCCTGATTCACATTCACACGACACTGGTAAGCTGCTACACCACCGCAGAGGTGTTGACATCTCACGCACCATAACTTCCTTGCACCACGCTTGCGCAGCCTCGGGGACTACACAAACAACCTCATCATGCACGGTCAGGACAACCTTGTATCGTCCGTCTGTACCATCAAGCTGACGCATCTGCTGGTCGATCTTTGCCATCTGATCAAACACAACGATACGGGCTAGGGCTTGGACTACGTTCTCAACTACCTTGCCACCGTATATCTTGACAGGGCCGTAGCGTCCATCGTACTCAAACCCCTCAGATGTCTTACGCAGATTGGGGTATCGAATCATGGTGTGGTTGGGTAGACGGATACCTTCGTTGTCACAGATAAGTTGGAGACCAACATCCAAGTGATACTCATGACCCTGCGCCATCTTCTCCAAGGCTTTGTTAGCCTCGTTCCACAACTGGGAGATGCGGCTGTACGTGTTCCTGTACAGGGTGACCACACGCTTGGCTTCATCAATGTCAACGTCAACAGAGATACCGCCAGCACCAACCTTCAAAGTGCTCTTGAATTTCTCAGCGCCCATGCCGTAGCCCAGCCCCAAGATACAAGTCTTGCCAACAAACCGCTCAACCTTGTCTGCTTTGGTAATAGGCTTGCCGTACACGTTAGCGGCAAACAGAGAGTAGATGTCGTCACCCTTGCGGAAACTCTCCAACAAGTCGTACTGACCAGCCAACCATGCGACAACACGCGCTTCAATCTGAGCTGAGTCACAAGCTACCAACACATGTCCAGTTGGTGCTGTAATCGAGCGACGAAGTGCGCCAGCTCGAGGCAAGTTCTGCAAGTTCATCTTGTCGCCACCGCTAGCTCTGCCAGTGTGTGCGCCCCAGTAGTTCAGCAGAATAGGTAACGTGCCCCTTTTGGCAATGCCGAGGAAGCTTTCTGTTCGGGTTTCTTCAAGCGTTGACTTGATGCCGAGGCGTGCCGAAACGACAGCTTGGACGGAAGGGTTTGGGTGTTCGAGAAGGGCTTTGAATTCTGTATCCGTTTTACCGAACGCATAAGTTTCCTTGTTTGTACGCAGACTGATTTTTGTGGGAGGCGTGACGCCCAACTTTTTCAACACCATAGCAAACTTTGGGTTAGACATCAACTCATCTCTGCCGATGGTAGCGTCGATGCGCCGCATCAGTTCTGCTTTCTTGCTCTGCACATTGTCCAAGTGATCATTCAGAACGATGTCGTTCAACTCAAGCACAGGGTCAGTGAACATGCGAATCATCATGTCCTGTATGTAGAGTTCCTTGGGAGGATTCCACTGGCGTAGGATGTGGTACAGGTTGTATGTGATTTGCACATCGTTCTTGCAGTACTCGCCGTACTCAGCAAGTTCTTGTGGTGTGAAGTCTTCTTTGCGTTTACCAATTGCTTTGACAACTTCTGTACCTTTTGTACCCAGCATGAACTTCTGTGCAAGCTTGGCAAGACTGCCGCCGACAGTCAGACCCGTGATAGGTCGAGCCATCGACAGCGTGTCAATATAGTACTTGGGGGTGATGCCGTACTTCCATGCAAGGATAGCTCCATCAAACGCCATGTTGTGTGCAATGACGTATGAATCGGACAACCCTAACTCATGCAAGGCTTCGGTGATTTCCCTGTCAGACCCAGTGACCCAATGTGATTCGTTATCGTCCACCTTGTAGCCAAACCCGATGACTTGGAACTCTGGCGAACGAATGTACTCCTCAGTTGTCATCTTGGACAAGCTGAAGTCTTTTGAGTAGTACGTCTCAAAGTCAATCGTTATCATTGATATGCCTTCTCCTGTACGCCATGAGCGCATCTTTCACATCGTTTTGTAGTTGCTCGATACGGTCTTGCTGTTCTTGCATCTTCTTGTGAGATTCCTCAGCAAACTTGACCAAGTTTTCATAAGTCCATGTATTAAAGTTTGGCATTTTCTTCCCTCTTGCTTTTACTTTCTTTCAATGTTTTGCGCAGCCATTCTGCTCCACCAAGCTTACGCCATTCTTTAAACATGTCTTGTGAGATTCGTGCGCTAACCACTTTGAGGCTATCTGTTATCTCAGACTTTGGTCTTGGCATTTGTGTTGCTCCCCTGCTTCTTTTGTTAAAAACACTAACCTGCATTCGGTGCAGTACCACGCTGAGCCTTGCTCAACAACAGTTGACTTGTGTGCGTGTTGACCACGTACCCTTCCAAAGAATGTGCGTATTCGCTCAAGCATTATTTTTCTCCTTGGCGACAAGTTGACCGCAATAAACACACGCCTTTGACTGCTCTGTGCGCTGTGGTGGGTATGGGTTCTTTGATGATGCGTTCAAAGGTTGCCATTTGCTATTGGCAAAACATAATTGACAAATAGATTTATCTGGCAGTCCCCATGAATCGGCGTTAGCACACTCAATGCAAATGTTTTTCGCCACAGGCTCTTTGCTTTCCAACTCTGTAATGGCCTTCAATAGTTTGCCAATGACTCTGTAACATTCGGCATGAAGATTGTTTGCCTCGTTGTAGTTGCGAGTGCCGATCTGACATCGTTTCATAATCTGTTCTGCTTCTGTCATGTCTTACTCCTTGTTCACGTTCTCATCCAGCCATGCTTGCACTTCACCGCCTGACCACATCTTGCGTAGCATTGTGGGGAACACCACCTTTGTGCGCTGTGGTGGGTGGGTGTGCTTAATAAAATGTTCCGCAAGTTCTCTTGCTCGATGCTTGTTGATGCCTTCACGCACCAAGTTGACAACAATCACATCCATCTGCAACGCCACAGGCTCTTGGCTTTCCAACTCTGCAATGGCTTGCTTCCCTGCTTGGATGGCTTCTTTGGTTTTTGAGATTGGGCGTGTTTGTTTAGTGTGGTATTCCAAAGCCTCTACCATCTGTTTTAATACTTCAAGCATCATGTTTCTCCCATCGTTTACATAAGTCTTGCACTGTCTTGCTCTTTGTTTTCTTTTTGCACACGGCACTGACAGATGCTTCCTTTGCTTTGATTTGTAACTGTGCTGAAGTCAAAGGCTTTGGTTCGTCAGGGATTAAGTTGTTCAGACCGACCCCGCCCATCATCACGCAGAGAACGACTCGGCTAATCACCACGACTCCTCGTTCAACTTGGTAATGTAGTGATCAAGTTTGCCAGCATCATCACTGTCTTGTTTCTTACCTTGGCGCATGGAGTACTTGATGATGTTACCTTTGAGGAACCCACGGAACTCCTCAGGTGTTAACACTGCTTTCATCACTGTCCAAGGTTGGACAGGCATATCTTTGTAGTGGCTACCGCCTACTTGTACGTCATCTGCGCTCATGCGTAGTCCCCCTCCGTTGTGTGTTCAGTCAGTCGTTTCTGCAATCTAACAATACGTGCCTCGTTGTATTGAATCGCAGCCCTTGCATACTCAGCCGCAGTCTCAGCTTCCAACTTGCGTAGGTGTGCTTCGTGCAATTCATGTGCAATGATTTCATGGATGGTCTTTGCCCTGATTACATCCTTGATGTACTTGACTGTTGTTTCTCTAAAGCTCATAACTTCTCCTCTTTACGATTCATGATGACATCAAAGCCAATACAAAGCCGCTTACCTTCATACGTTGTTGGCTTGACTTGGTGTTGTAAAAAAGATTCCCACATCAGTAAGTCACCTTTTTTTGTAGCGACTGTCCATGTGCCGGAATTAAATATTGTGTACTCTTTGACATCAATAGGCGCTCTGTCGTATCGCTCAAGTAGAGTTTGGAAAGTAATGAAACCGGAATTCTCAGGTATCTCAACATAGAAACAACCTGAGAAATTTGTTCCGTAATGATTGTGAGGTTTGTGGTGAGAGCCCGAAGTCATTTCATTTATCCAAATGCTGGCGCTCAACTCATAAGGTTCTGTTGAATAACCAAGAGTAGTAGCAAACTCTGTGGCGCATTTACAGATAAATTCTTTGAGAGGCGCAGAACTTGGTAACTGAACTGAGTTTGTACGGCCGCTGTCGTAGTACTTAATTGACGTTTTGTAGCTAGCCGTCCCTTCTGTTTCGACTAACTCTACCTGCCCATCAAACAAAGACTTGCCGTACTCAACAAACTCTGACGCATCAAATTTTGCCAGTAGTAGTGCGTATATCGGTTGTATCTCCATCAAGCCTCCCTCGCTTTCAGTTTGCATTCATAAACTTTTTTGGCAACATAAAACTGCCCCATCTTTTCGCATTCTTCGCCAATGGTGGTAGCTGAAATTACCCATGCAAGGCACATCAAAGCGCCAGTCAAAATTGTTAGCACAACGCCAAGTACAAAATCAGTTGAGTCCATCATTGCTCCCTCGCTTTTAACATTGCGTCTGCCATTTCATAGGCTTCTTTTGCAATTACATCTCGACTAGGCATATCAATTTGTAATTGACCTTGATGTATATATCTTTGAACAGTTACTGTTATCCAAGATTGCATAGCCTTTGCCGCAAAGTAGTCACGCAAGGTCATGCCCTCGCTGTAACCGCTAGAGTACGGTGCTATCTGCGTCCAGTTGTTTGTTGGGTATGCTGGTGGGTTGTTCATTTCTTCATGCTCCTAATATAGATTGCCAGCGAACTGATGGTGTCTTGACCAAAGCCTTTCATCTTCTCCATCTCTTTCGCTACTTCCTCAATCACCCCATTCCGCAATTCGTTGTAAAACTCCTCTTGTGTCTTGGGCCTTGGCTCTTTATCCATTTCTTCTGCCAACTCCTGCAACTCATAATAGGCATTGTCTAAGTAACCATCGCGCAAATACTCCATCGCCTGTGCTACTGCCATGATCTGCCGCTTTCTCACCTCTCTACCCCGCGCAAATAAAGCACTGCCAAATCCAATACTGTCTGCCAATCCATGCCTGCCTTCTCACATGTCTTGCGCCCGTGTTCAAGCAAATCTGCCAAGTCATCAGCAGTCAGCCCTGCATCCAAATCGTACACCTGACCCTCCACCTCATACACCTCACTCGTATCTGTCCGCGGGTCATTGGGATGCCCCACACACGGGCCCCATGTCGCCTCATCTCCTGGTCCCACCGCAATCTCGCTCATCTTCCGTTACTCCTTCTTCTTTTGTTTAGTCCAGTTTTATTGCACCTTCACTAG